TGGGGTTTATCTTTACAAACCTATGGAAGCACTTACTTCGGAAACTCTGGCTTTCCGAGTGGTATATTACAAACCGATAAAAGTTTAACAACCGAAGCAATACAAAGATTAAGAAACTCGTGGAATAATACTTATTCAGGAGTTGATAATTCTAACAAAGTTGCAGTTTTAGAAGAAGGAGTAAAATTTAATCCTGTTAGTATTAGCAATGAATCAGCTCAATTTTTAGCTTCTAGACAATGGAGCGTGAGCGAGATTTGTCGCTGGTTTAGAGTTCCACCTCATTTAGTTGCTGACTTATCAAAATCTAGTTTTAACAACATAGAGATGCAATCTTTGGAATTTGTTCAATATTCTTTACAACCAATAGTTAAAAGAATTGAGCAAGAAATGAACAGCAAAATATTTAAAACAAATGAAAAGAATCGTTTTTATTTAGAATTTAATTTAAATGGATTGTTAAGAGGGGATATAAAAACAAGAGCTGATTATTATACTAAAGGGATTACTTACGGATTTTTAAGTATAAATGAAGTTAGAAAGCGTGAAAACTTAAACTCAATACCTAATGGAGATGAGCATTTAATCCCTTTAAATTTAGCGAGTTTAGACAACGAAGATAATGCCGTATAAGAACGAACATGCTGTCAGAATTGAAATGCCTTCTAAATATAAAGAAGGGAGCTTTAGAAGGATAAATATAACTGATGGGGTTAGTGCGATTATAGGAGTTAAGAAAGGAGAAACTAAAACCTCTCAGCAAAGTTTGAGATTTGATAAAAAAAAATTTAGCGTTAAACAGGCTAAAGATTGGTTAAAAGAAAAAGGAATAGAATACTTACTATTTGAAGAAGCGATTGAAGAAGAAGCTAGGGTAAGTAAAAGGCAAATAGATTTAACTCCAACTAAAGCAATGATTGAAAACGCTAAACAAGGTTTAGAGTTAAGAAAGGAATTTAAAAGAGGAGGTACTAGCGTGGGAGTTGGAACGGCAAACGCTATAATAAATAAAAAGATTACACTTGACAGAGTGAAAAGGATTTTCTCTTATCATTCAAGGCATCAAGTTGACAAAAAAGGTGAAGGGTATAATAAAGGCGAAGAAGGTTATCCCTCGGCTGGTTTCATAGCCATTCAACTTTGGGGAGGAGATCAAGGTTTTAAATGGAGTGAACGCAAAATAAATCAAATAAAAAAAGAAGAAAAAATGCAAGTAAATAAAAGACACATAAAAGAAGTTATTGAAGATGATGATAATATAACTATAATTTACGGAAAATCTGAAGAATGGGAAGGAATGAAAAAGGAAGTAATGGGAGAAGAAGAGCAAGAAATAAAGCAAGAATGCCAAGAGGGTTTTTATTATGATGATGAAAAAAAACAATGTGTTAAGATAGAAACTTATAATAGTAAAGACAAAGATTTTGAAAGAAGGATTTTTAACATAAAAGCAGAAACTAGAGCAGATGAAAAAGCTGGTAAAAAATATATTGAAGGACACGCAGCCGTTTTCAATGAAGAAACTTGGATCGGCGATTTTAGGGAATATATTAAGCCTGATGCTTTTAGGGATGTTCTTAATGATGATGTCAGGGTTTTATTTAACCATAACCCTTCGGAAGTTTTGGCTTCAACTAAAAGCAATACGGCTCAAATAAAGCAAGATTCAAAAGGCTTACATTATCGTTTTGAAGTACCCAACACAACTTTAGGAAATGACTTATACGAGCTAGTAAGCAAAGGAATTGTTAATCAAAGTTCTTTCGGCTTTATCATTGAAGATGAGAAATGGAATAGAGATGAAAAAGGAGCAGTTAGAGAAATAACAAAAGTTGGTAAGCTGTTTGACGTAAGCCCAACAACTTACGCTGCTTATCCACAAACCGAAGGCTTAGCAGTTGCTAAAAGAAAATATAACTTCTTTAAAGAAAAAGAAAATTTCAAGAAAGAAGAAAAGGATTTAGTGCAAAGAAGTTTAGTTGCATTAAAACTCAATTTAATAAAATTGAATAAGAATAATTAACAATAAATAATTTAAAATTTTTTTAACATGAAATCAAGTAAAGAATTGAAAGAACTTCGTGGAGATAAAGTTTCTGAATTAGAAGCTATTAAAGATATAGCTGAAGCAAGAAACTCAGACCTTACCGAAGCAGAAAATCAAGAAGTTGACAATCTTATAAAAGGGATTGAAGATTTAGATAGTAAAATAGAAAGAGCAAACAAAATAGAGGAGAACCTTAAAAGGTCAGCAATTAATGCAGGAACTCCTTTAAGTGCTAAAAGCCCAAAAGAATATAAGCAATATTCTTTCTTTAAAGCTCTTCGTGGACACATGAACGGTAATTTAAGTGGCGTTGAAAGAGAGATGCATGAAGAAGCAACTCGAAATAATTCGATTGTGGGTCTCGGCGTTCCAAACGCTATATTAACTCAAAGAGCTGACACAGGACCACAAACAACTTCTAATGCTTCTGAAATGGTGGCTAGTGAAGTTGGTGAGTTTTTACAAACTCTTCAACCTAGAATGGTTCTAGGAGATTTAGCAACTTTTTATAGTGGCATCTCTAACGACCTTCAACTTCCTGTTTTAAGTGGAACAGTTGCTTCTTTTGCAACTGAAACAGCAACTCCTTCGGATGATGCTCAAACTGATATTGGTGGAGGTACATTACAGCCAAAGCGATTAACTGCAAATATGGCTATATCTAAAGCGTTATTACACCAAAATGCTTCAGTTGAAAGAGCTATTATTGATGATATGTTGAACGCTGTTGCTTCTAAAATTGAGTATGGTGCTTTAAATGGTTCTGGTTCTTCTGGTCAACCGACAGGAGTGGCTAATGCTTCTGGAGTAAATGTTGTTGGTGAGTCAAATGATGCTTCTTTATATTATGGTAAATTAGTTGAAATGGAATCAGATGTTGCTAGTTCTAATGCTGGTGGTCGTATGGCTTACATCACAACTCCTAAATTAAGAGGTAAGTTAAAACAAGTTTTAGCAGTTACTGAAGGAGATGCGACTAAAGGCATTGCTTCTGGGTTACCAATTTTTGCTAATAATGAGATAAATGGTTATCAAGCACTTGCAACAACTAACTGTTTAGATACATTTAATACTAACACTCAAAGTCAAGTTTTATTTGGAACTTGGTCTGATTTAGTAATAGCAAGTTTTGGAACAGCTCAAGATATAAGCGTAGATCCATTTTCACTCGCAACGGCTGGTCAAATCAGAATCGTAATTAATAGTTATATTGACTGTTTAGTTCGAAGAGGAGCTTCTTTTGCTAAGATTGAAGGTCTTACATTTTAATTAATAATTTTAGTTATAAGGGAGGGGGTTTTCCCTCTCCCTTTTTTTACTATGTGGATAGAAAATAAAACCTTTATAAATTCTTATAAGTATGTATTTAAACGAAGCCTTTAAAAGTTTTAAAGTTGTTACCCCAGCATCTTCTAACGTTATTCCCTTGAGTACGGCTAAAGCCCATTTAAGAGTTACAACGTCTGACGAAGATACTTTAATAACTAGCCTTATATTAGCTTCAACTAAAATGGCTGAAAATTATACTAATAGCTATTTTATTAATACAACAGTAAGAATGAATTTTGACACTTTTCCTTCTTCAATGTTGAGGTTATACGGAGGTGAAATTAGTTCTTTGACAAACATTAAATATTATGACGCTTCAAACACTTTGCAAACATTATCAGCTAGTAAATATACGGTTAATTTAGATGCAAAGCCTTGCGTTGCTTATTATGGTAATTTAGCAGAAGTTCCTAGCGTTTATGATAGGACTGATGCAGTACAGGTTAATTATGTTGCTGGTTATGGTGCTTCAGCAGATGATGTTCCAACTCCTATAAAACAGGCTATTTTAATGATAATAGCGACACTTTACGAGGGGAGACAAGATTTTATAACTGGGACAATAGTAAGTGAAATACCTAAAACAAGTGAATATTTGTTAGAGCCTTATAGAATTATTTACTAATGAATATAGGGAAACTAGATAGATATATAACTTTGCAAAGCGTATCGACTAGCGTGGATGCTTATGGACAGCCTGTTGAATCATTTTCAACTTTGGCTAATGTATGGGCAAAGATTGAATATAAAAGCGAAATTGAAAAATTTGAGAATGAGCAATTAAGAGCAGTTTCAAACATTAATTTTATTATAAGATACAGAACGGATGTAACTCAGCAAATGCGAATAAGTTATAATTCTGAAACTTACCAAATAATAGGAATATCTGAAATAGGAAGGGGAGAAGGTTTAAAGTTAAACACTAAACTTTACGAATAATGGCTTTTGGATTAGGTGTACAAAAAAAGGGATTACAAACCCAACAAAACGAACTAACTGTTTCTATTCATGGACTAGAGCAATTAGAAAAAATGTTTAAGGCTTTAGGTGATGACAAAAAGAGAATAAAAGAATTGAACTCTTTTATACGAAAAGCTCACAAACCAATAGCTAAAACTCAAAAAAAAAATATTTTGAACTATTCAACAAGCAACAAAGGCTTTAAGGTTTATAGGGATGGTAAAATATTAGCTGAAACAACTAAAGAGCAATTAGCTAAAAGTATAGGATTATTAAAGTTTAAAGGACAAAGAAAGTTTACCACAGGTTTTGCAATAGGTCCACGATTAGATGGCGTTTATAAAAAGCCTCAGAAGGGGGGGTGGTTTGGATGGATGTTTGAATATGGAACTAAATATAGAAAAACAGGAAAGGGAAAAATAAATATTAGAAAAAAACCCTTTACAAATAGAGCTAATATTTCTGCTTCTATTAATTTAGCTAGAATGGAAATAATGAACAAAGAAAGTAAAGCTATTACAAACACAATGAAAAGATTTAAGAAAAATTATAATTTCAACTAATGAGCAAAGTGGGGAAAGCAATATATAACATTTTGTCTAATAACTCTGGAGTTACTTCTATTACAACTAGAATAAGCCCTTTGTTAATAGGGCAAACTTTGAATTTACCTGCTGTTGTTTATTCTCAAACTGACACCGACCCTAATGACACTAAAAACGGAGTTAGTTTATTGGATGAAGTACAAGTTGAAGTTGATGCTATTGCTGAAACTTATGAAGGAGCTGAAGATTTAGCTTCTGCAATAAGAACGGCTTTAGATAGATATACAGGCACAGCTAATGGAGTTAAAGTGCAAAGCGTTCAGTTTAATAACGAATCAGACACTTTAGAGAAAGTTCAAAATGGACTTTACACCATTACACAAGATTACACTTTTAGAATAGAATTAAATTAATATAATATGAAAAAAGTTAAATTAGCGAAGGATTATAGAATAAAGCATGATGTTGTTATTTGTGCTGGAAGTGAAATAATCATTAGCGAAAATAGAGCAAAGCAATTAAAAGAATTGCTTGAAGGTAAAATTAATAATAAAAAAAATAAATAATCATGGCAGTTAACACAACACCTATAAATGGAAGTGATGTTTTTTTGCAAATAAGCGAAGATTCTGGTTCTTCTTATGATACAGTAATGTTTTTAACAAGTGCGAATTTATCGGCTTCAATGGATGTAAGAGATATTTCTAACAAATCTAGCGCAGGCTGGAGAGAAATTTTAGAAGCTCAGAAATCTTGGTCTTTGAGTGGAGATGGATTTGTAACTTATTCAACAGTAACCGATTCAGACAATACAGCAACTTTAGTTGATTTTCTTTCTAATAGAACTAAAATCTTTGTTAAGTTTACTATTGGAGCTTATAACGCTTCAACTGGAGGCTTTACTGCTAACTCTGGAGATTCTGAATACTATGGAGAGGCTTATATTACTTCAATAGAGCAAAGTTCTGGCGTTGAAGATAATTTAGGCTTTAGCGTTTCTTTTGAAGGAACAGGAGTTTTAACAAAAGCAACAATATCTTAATAGATGGCAAAATTTGAAAAAGTAAAAATTGCAGGGCAAGAGCTAAATATTAGATTTGGCTTTAACGCCCTTGCAGTTTTTGAAAAAGAAAGTGGTGAGTCAATAAGTGGTTTAGGAAACTATGGCGAAAATATACCCATTAACGTGGCTATATGTTTAGTTTATGCTGGTTTAAAAGATGGAGCTAGGGTTTCAAAATCTGAATTTAAATTAACTAAAGAAGATATTGCTGACCTATTAGACGAAGATAACAACGCTTTAAATAGAGTAATGAAGATTTTTGCTGATATGATGGGAAACAAAAAAAAAGTGATAAAACAGTAAAGCCAGAGCCTTTAGATTGGGATAGGTTAGAAGAGTTAGCTTTCGGTTATTTGAATTTAACCTTTGAACAGTTTTGGGATTCAACGCCTAGAGAGTTTAATAATAGGTTAGCAGGTTTCTTTGAATTACAGCAATTTAATCAGCGCATGGAGTGGGAAAGATGCAGATGGCAAACCTGTTATTTATTGCAACCCCATACAGGAAAAGGGAAGAAAATAAAGCCAATAGATTTAATTAAATTTGATTGGGATAAAAAAGAGAAAAATATTAAAAAACTTACAGCACAAGAACTAAAACAAATGATGCTAAAAAATAAATTATAATGGCAGTAAATACTTCAATGTTTGTTAAAATAGGAGCTAACATTAAGGACTTTAGTTCTAAAATGCAAAACGTTCAAAGAACGCTGGGCAATGTAAGTAAAAAAATGGTCAATATTGGTCAAACTATGACCACCTCTTTAACTCTTCCTTTAAGTTTATTAGGAGCTGGAGCAATTAAATCAGCTTCAGATTTTCAAGAATTTCAATCTAAATTTAATACTATATTTAGTGATATTGAACAAAAGGCTAATAATACGGCACAAAGTTTAGCTGATTCTTTTGGTTTGTCTAATAGTCAAGCCTTAGAGCTTTTAGGTAACACAGGAGACCTATTAACAGGTTTTGGCTTTACTCAAGAAGAAGCCTTAAAATTATCCAAGCAAGTTAATGAATTGTCAGTTGATTTAGCTTCATTTACTAATTTTAGTGGTGGAGCTAGTGGAGCTAGTGAGGCATTAACTAAAGCGTTATTAGGTGAAAGAGAATCAATAAAATCTTTAGGAATAGCAATTACTGAAGCTGATTTAAAAAGATTTGCAGAAGAACAAGGCTTAGTGTTTAAAGAATTAGATAGAGTTACTAAGGCTCAATTAACTTTTGATTTAGCTTTAAGACAATCACAAAACGCCGTTGGAGATTATGCAAGAACCCAAGAAAGTTTTGCTAACCAAACTAGAAAATTAAAATCTGATATAGGTGATTTGGCTGTACAATTTGGCGAGATATTGCTTCCTGCTGCACAAAAAATAATAAAAATAGCCTCTGATTTAGCTAAAAAATTAAGCGACATAACTCCAGAAGCTAGAGAGAAAATTGTAAAATTTGCTCTTATTATTGGAGCTGGAGGTCCTTTGTTAATTGCTTTTGGTCAAATGGGAAAAGCTATAAACACTTTAATAATACCAGCTTTAATTAGAATGTCGGCACTTTGTGCTGTTAATCCTTATATAGCTCTAGCTGGTGTTTTAGGAGGAGCTTTAGCTATAGCAATTACAAAAGCAAGAAATAGAGCTTTTGAGTTAAATGGAGAGTTAGTTAAAATTACAACTAATGCTCAAGAACTTAGCGATGAAGCGTTAGAAGATGTTATAAGCAGATTTGATTTATTAAGTGGTTCAGCAATGGATTTATCTAACCCTAATAAGGGGTTAGAAAATATGCAACAAAACATAAGAAATTTAGGCATTGAAAAAATGCTAGAATTAAGAGACGCAGTTAAAGCCATAGCAGATTTAGACCCAGAAAACTTTAGAGCTTCTGAATTATTAGGCATGATTGTTAACGCTTTATCTAACGCAGACACAAGTGCTATAAAAGAAGTTAAAGACGCTTTAGTTGAAGTTCAAAAATTAGGAGCTTCTCCCATATCGCCTAGCGTTATTTCTCCTAATTTAACAGCTCCAACAATGACCGACCCCACAACAGGAATGGATATTGGAAGTATGGCTATTGACCAAATAATAAAAAAAGGATTAGAAGCAGAATTTGTACTATTACAAATGGGTAAGGCTTCTAAAGCTTTAGCTTTACAATTAGCTCAAGGAGCTGAATCTTTTAAGGAAATGGGTGAAATGGCTAAAGATGCGGCTAAAAATGTAATAGATACAGCTTTTGCTGCAGCTTCAGCTATAGCAGTTGAAAAAGCTGTAAGTGGATTGCCACCAACTCCATTTAATTTAATTTTGTTACCTGCTTTAATTGGAGGAGCTTTAGGCATGGTTAAAACAGCCTTTAATCAAATTACACCCTTTGCTGAAGGAGGTATAGTTGCTAATGGTCCTGTAATGGGTTTAGTGGGTGAAGCTGGACCAGAGGTTATATTTCCTTTAAGTAAATTAAAAAGTTTTATGGGTGAAGGAATGGGTGGTAAAGTTCAAGTTCAAGGGGTTATAAGTGGTAATGACATTCATTTAAGTAACTCAAGGACAATTAATAATTTAAATAGAGTTGGCGCATAATGGGGGCGGTTGTTTATAGAAATGATTTTTACAGCGAATCAGGGACAGCGTGGAGGATAGATATTTACGATAATGAGAGTTCCGTTGGCTCTCCATCTTCATTCAATACCTATGGCTCAGGGTTTACTTTAACTTATCAGGGTACTGATAACGATGTTTTTAGCGCTATAATACCTTCTGAAATTAAAATAAATTGCGCTGTTGAAGACCAATCTTTTATGGATGTTATAGATGATATAATAAGTTCAAGTGAGAAAAGGTTTTATATATACATATATAAAGGAGGTTCGCATGACTATTATTGGAGCGGTCCAATTCTAGCTGATTTAGGGCAAACAATAGATCAATCATTCCCAACGGAAGTACAATTACAAGCGGTTGACGGAATAGGTTTTTTAAAAGATTTCACATATGGAAATCCGCAGGTTGATTATGAAGGACAATTTCCAATCGCTTACTTTGACGATTTAGGATATGAGACCATATTAGTTCATTTAAGAAGAATATTTAGAGGTATTTGGATTATTCAAGGCGGAACTTTAGTTACTCAATCAATACTTTCAACTGCTGTTAATTTTTACGAGGATAATATGTACTCTGGAAGTCCTGCAACTTCTTTAGACCCTTTAGACGTTACTCAAATGAGCCACAAAGCATTTATTAAGTGGTCGCAATCTCCTAACGAATTTAACAAGGGTTTAACTTATTATAAAGTTTTAGAGCAAATTTGCCTTATTTTTAATGCTAGATTTTTTTTAAGTGATGGTAAATGGAGGCTATACAATGTTAACCAATATACAGGCACATCTTTTATAGAGAGGACTTATGATTATGGAAGCACTTTTCCTAACGACTTTACAAATCAAGTTGTTTCAGCTTTATCAATTAATAAAACAGTTAATCAAAGCACAGTTTCAACTTTAGCCTCAATGAAGCGCTCTTATTTCCCTGACTTTATTAATATATCTAGAGAATTTGACAGAACAAACAGCCGTAATATAATACCTATACAGGACAATTATAAAATTTCCTCTCAGAATATGTTTAATGGCTTTGGAGTGACTAGTAATTTGCCTGTTGGCTCAACTAATATTAAATTACGTTTAAAAGGAAGTGGTGAATTAATAATTTATAATTCAGATGATGACCAGCCAATGCCTGATATTACATTTTCATTGCAAGGTATTTTATCTATAAACAACGGAACTGATACAAGATGGAACAAAAACGAAAGAGATAAAAACAATAAAACAACTTGGAAAGATAGTTTTAAAAATACGCATATTACAGTTGATGAGTTTGATATTGGCTCTGGAACCCAATATATTCCTTTTACTTTTGATATTTTAACCGATAACCTTCCAATAACTCCTGAAAATATATTTTTCTCAATGGATTTAGGAACTTGGAGTGATGAAGATGATAACAGTTTTCCGTTAGGAGGAGGAATTTTTAATGATGTTACTGTTAACTATGAGTTTAACAATATTGAGCTATCTTTTGAAGTTGATGGTATTCCACAGCCTGACCCTATAAATACAACTTATTACTCTTGGAATCCTGATGCAGAAGATAACAGCATTTATATAGAAGTGCCTCCTTCTTTAATAGGAGATAATAAGGATAGTATGGCTTTTGGAAAGTTGCAAATAAAAAACACTTCTGGAAATTTTGTTGATTCTGAAAGCTGGAAAATAAACGGAAGCGGAACAGCAAACGAAATAATAAATTTGCAATTAAGCCAAATAGCAAAAATAAGAACAACTCCAACCCAAAAACTAAACGGAAGCATTAAGGCGGATATGAACGCTTATAATAGATTAGTTTATGATGGTTCAGCTTGGGTTATGCTAGGAGGAACTCTTAACGCTAAAGAGGAGATTTGGGATGCGCAATGGTTTGAGATAGCTGAAGTTAGCTCAACACCTTTATTATCAACAAAAACCGATAAGGTTAACCAACCTGTTCCAATAAGCGTACCAACTTCATTAAAAAACACTTTAGCTAATGTAAATAAAGCAACCAATTACAACAACAACTATAAAACAACAACTGAAAATAATACTAAAACTGAAACTTTCATCGATGGTATTACAAATAATAGATTAAAATTACGAAATAATCAAGTTGCTAATTTTAAGGCTTTTGCAGTTGGCGTAATAACAACAGGAAGTAATAAGGGGGATGTTATAGCTTTGGAGCAATTTGGATGTATTAAAAATATAGATGAAACTTGTTCAATAGTTGGAACAACTTCAGAAACAAAAAAAGCAGATAGCGGAATTAGTGGAGGCGTTAGTTTATCTATTGAGCCAGATTCAACTAACCAATCTATTAAAGTTTCAGTAACAGGAGACGCTTCTGAAAGTATTGAATGGAAGATTGGACTTAATTTGACAAAAATAGGCTTTCAAGATGTATATAGTTTTATATATGAGGATGGCGATAATATAATAACAGAAGATAGTAATAACTTAGTAAGTGAATTAAATTTTTAAGATATGGCAGACGTTAAAATTTCAGCTCTAAGTGAGCAAAGTACACCAGTTTCAGACGATGTTTTAGTAATGGTTGAAACAGCAACAACAACAAGTAAAAAGGTTGAAATAGGTAATATAATAAAAGGAAGAGCAGACGAAATTGTTGGCGTTACAGCTTCTAGTAAAGTTTTTGCTTTATCAGATGCTAATACTTTTCAGCGAATAAATAGCGCATCAGCTCAGACCTTACAAATTCCCAAAAACACAACAGTAAATTTTCCAATAGGTACTAGAATAACTTTAGCAAGGCAAGGAGCAGGAGTGCCAACAATTCAAGGAGCAACAGGAGTAACTTTAGTTAGTGCTAATTCTAACGTAACTATTAGCCCTCAATATGGATGCGCAACTATTATAAAAATATCTGCAAATGTTTGGTTTTTATTTGGAGATATAGCTTAAAAATGGAACTAAAAAACAAAATATTAGAATGCATACCAACTCTAGCAGTTAATTTTAATGCCGTAATGATTAGCTTAGTTGAAGTTGAGGCTGTTTTTAGGATTCTTTCTTATATAGTGGCTATAATTTGGACTAGCTTACAAATTTACAAAATGCTAAAAAATGGCGATAGTAAAAAATAGGCGTATTTTTTTACGTTGGTTTAAGTATGAAGAATTTAATTCTCCAGATGACCCTTTAAGTTATAAAAAAATGGAAGAAGAGCTATTAAAAAGGCTTGATTTCGCCAGAGAATTAGCTAAAATACCTTTTAAAATAACTTCTGGATATAGAACAAAAGAGCATAATATAAAGGTTGGAGGAGTTCCTAATAGTTCTCATTGCAAAGGTTTAGCTGTTGATATTTATTGCGATTCCAACCGAAATAGATGGAAAATAATTGACTCATTAATTAAGGCTAGATTTACAAGAATTGGAATTGGTAAAAATTTCATACATTGCGATATAGATGAAGATAAGGCTAACGGCGTTATCTGGTTATATTAATTTAAAATAAATAAAATGGAAGTATTACAAGAAAATTGGATTGAATTATTAATAGCGTTTTTTGCGTTTTTAAGAGTTGTTTTTGCATTATACCCAACAAGCAAAGCAACAAAGGTTTTTGGCTATTTAGATGACTTATTAGCTTGGATAGTGCAAGGCGATAATGTTGAGGATAAAAAGAAAAAAAAGAAGTAATTGGAAACTTTACTAAAAATAATTGAAAAGTTTGATTTTACCGAAATATTCAAAAGCAAAGGAAAGTTAAAAAAATGGAGCGCTAAGCGTTCTATTGGTGGCGTTTTGGTTACGACTGCTGTTCATGATATGTCTAAGAATGGTATAAATGAATATAATTTAAGCCTTTCTTTAATAGGTGTTTTTCCTTTGTGTTTATCTTTTTTTGAAGCTAATTAACAAACTTGTGTTAATAACTTGACAAGTTAAGATTTTTTTTGTATAGCTTTTTGGTTTAAGTTTGTGCCATTATTAACTAAAATTATTTAATTATGGATTTTTTACCAACAGGTTACACACCTAAAGACAATGACTCACCAAACAAGTATTTAAAGTTAAAAAATGGTGATAATTTATTACGAATTTTATCTAAGCCTTTAATTGGTTATGTTGGCTGGAGAGAAAAACAACCTCACCGAGCTAAAACAATAACTGAACTAAAAGGGCAATTTGATAACACCCCTAAAGAGTTTTGGGCAGTTGTTTGTTATTCTTATGACATGCAAAGCGTTTGTATTTGGGAGATAACACAAAAAACAATTTTAAAAGCAATTACTAATCTTGCAACTGATAAAGCATGGGGTAATCCTTTAGGCTATGACTTAAAAATAACAAGAACAGGAGAAGATTTGCAAACTGAATACCAAGTAAGTCCTTACCCTCATAAGAGTTTACACCAAGAAATTAAATTACAATGGGCTGAATCTAATATTAATTTAGATGCTTTATTAACAGGAGATAATCCTTTTAGCGATAATGATAAGCCTAAAGAAGCAGCTAAAGTTGATATTTTAGACAGTTCTAATGATTTACCTTTTTAATTATGAAAAAGGAAAAATTTACACCTTTATCTTTTAGCAGTTTAAAAGCCTTTTATAAAAGTCCTAGAGAATTTTTAGCGTATAAAAAAAGGGTATTAAAAGAAACTCCTGCAATGAGAATGGGGACTCTAGTACATTTATTAGTATTAGAGCCTCATTTATTCCCTAAACAATACGCTATTTTTAAAGGAGCTAGGAGAGCAGGAAAAGAATGGGAGGCTTTTATTGAAAAATATGGAGAAAAACGAACTATTATAAAGGTTAGCGAATACGAGGAGGCTAATAAAATTGCTATGGCTGTAAAAGAGCATCCAACAGCTAAATTATTAATAAATAGTTGTAATAAGTTTGAAGAGCTAATAGAAGGAGATTTTGAAGGCATTAAGTTAAAAGGTTTTGTTGATGCGTATTGCAAAACTCATATAATAGATTTAAAAACTTGTATGGATTCAAACCCTGTAAAATTTAGTAAAGTTGCTAATGATTCTTTATATAATCTTCAAGGAGCTATTTATAAAAAAGCGTTAAGTAAAAAAATTAATAAAAACGCTAATTATTTTATTATAGCAGTTGATAAAACTGAGCCTTACCATGTTTCGGTAATGAAAGCAACAGATGACTTTTTAGAAACAGGTGAAATGTTATTACAGAGGCTTTTAAATGAGTTTAAAGAATGGAATGGAGAGGACTTAGGTTATGAGTGGAGAATGCAAAAAGATGTTTTTGATTTAGACGTTCCTTATTGGTTAAAAGAAAAAAATGAGCAATCAGCATAAAGAATCAGAATTAGAGAGCAAGTTGAGGCGTTTGCTTCATACCTTATCAGTACGAAAAAAAGTATGCAAATATAATAAGCTAAAGTATTTAGATAGGGATTTAAAAGAAGATAGTATTAATAAGGTACTTGCTCTTTTACACGAAACTGCTGATTATACAATAAAAGAATTACATCCTTTAGACGTTTGGGATAGCGAAATAACGTTAAATATTAAACAAACCTGCTATAAATTGTTAAATCAACTTTATGGCTTTAAATCCAATTTTAGATTATGAAAAACTATAACTTTTTAGATTTAATTAGCGATATGATATTAACAGCATTATTTATAATAATGTTCTCTTTAATTTTTGTCCATGCCCTCTAAAGTTCCACCATTTAAAATACATTTAACTTCTGGAGCTTTTGAAATAAAAGCTGAAAGAGATAGCGCCGAAGAGTGTATGAAGTTTATAAGACAAGTTAAAAAGGTGGGTTATTGCGAAGGAGTGGCTTTAATAAGGTCTGGAACAACTAATAAAGTATTAACTAAAATAATATTAGAAGATGATTAACGTAAGAAAAAAAGGCAATAATTACGAGGTTAAAATAGCTAAAGAAATGCGAGAGCTAGGATTTATAAGGTGCATAACTTCAAGGCTAGGTAATAAGTTAATGGATTGGATGAAGATTGATTTATTGCATACTGACCCTTTTAGGTTTCAGCTTAAAGCATGGGAAAGAGCGCCTCACTTCCATACTATTTTAAAAGATATGGATAAATGCGATTATATCCCTATTAGAAAAGATGCACAGCCTAAACGAATAATAAAGAAGTTAGCTAAAACATTTTATAACGTAATAATGTGGAAGAAGAACAATGAAGAAGAATTAGTTATAATGAAGAAAAAAGATTTTTATGAAATTATAAAAATGCTTAAAAATGAGAAGATAATATGAAAATTTTAGAACTTTTTGCAGGATCTAGATCAGTCGGAAAAGTTGCCGAAGAATTAGGGCATCAAGTTTTTTCTGTTGATGTTAAAGATTTTGAGGGCATTAATCTGGTCAAAGATATAGAATTTTTAGAAAAAAAAGACATACCATTTAAACCTGATTTTATATGGTCTTCTCCTCCTTGCACAACTTATTCCATTGCAGCTATTTCGGTTCATAGAGATTTCGGAAAACCGAAAACAGATTTTGCAGAAAAAAGCGATAGATTAGTTAAAAACACTTTAAAACTTGTAAAAGAGTTTAATTGTATTTATTTTATAGAAAATCCTAGAGGATATTTAAGAAAAATGGATTTTATGATGGGTTTACCAAGAACAACTGTTTGGTACTGTAAATATGGAGACAAAAGAGCAAAGCCGACTGATTTATGGAGTAATAACATTTATAGTTTATTTAATATAAAAGGATTTATTCCAAAAACCTGTTTTAATAACAATAAAAAATGCCAACACGAATCTGCTCCAAGATCATCAACAATAAAAAAACTAGCAAAAAAAGGAATAATAAAAAAAATTGGAGGTACTCAAGCTCTTAAAAATAATTATGAAAGAAGCAAAATACCTCCTCAATTATGTAAAGAAATAATAGAATCAATATGAAAAGAGAGCATAAATTAGAGTTAGTTAAATTCGCTAAAGAAGTTGCTAAAGGTTTCAGCAATCGCCCTAATTATAAAGACGTTTCTTTTATAGTGCATAGAACTATCCCAACAAGCGAATCAACAGCTAATGTAACTTTTTTTAGGCGACCAGACAATAAGCAAGTTTTAGGTTTCTTTTATAGGGTAAATAGCAATTATAAGCCTTGGAGGTACTTTATACCAACAAACGCCCATATATTAGGAATGATGCAAATTAAGGACTTATATTACGAATTAGAGGATTATAATTTTAATATAGATATATAATGAATATTTTAAACTTATATGCTTGTTTAGGTGGTAACCGATACAAATGGGATGATGTTACTGATGTTGATGTAACTGCTGTTGAATGGGATGAAGAGTTAGCTAAATTATATCAAGAAAGATTTCCTAAAGATAAAGTTATCGTTGCAGATGCTCATCAATACCTTTTAGACCATTATAAAGAATATGACTTTATATGGAGTTCTCCTCCATGCCCAACACATAGCAGAGTAAGAATGAGCCAAAAAAACAGAGCAAACTTTATTGATAAATATCCAGACATGAAGTTATATGAAGAGATATTATTATTAAAACATAATTTCAAAGGTAAGTATGTTATTGAGAATGTTATTCCTTATTATGAGCCTTTAATACCAGCCCTAAAAAGACACAGGCATTTATATTGGACTAATTTTAATTTACCTAATATTTTAACTGAAAGAAAAGTAAAAATGTGTGCTGGAACAAATGAAGTTAAAAATCTTTGCAATTTCCATAATTTTGATTTTTATAAATATAAAGGCAAACAACCAACTAATAAAATAGCTCGTAATTTAGTTGACTATGAAGCAGGTAAAACAATACTTGAAACAGCAATAGGAATAATAAAAAAACAAAACGTAAAACAAAAAGAACTATTTTAATGGAAAATAAAAAGAATTATTACGCTATAATACCAGCTGATGTTAGATACAATAAAAACCTAACAGCAAACTCTAAGTTATTATATGGAGAGCTTACTGCCTTATCTAATAAGTATGGTTATTGCTTTGCTAGTAATAGTTACTTTGCTGAATTATATGGAGTTTCTAATACTTCTATTAGTAAATGGATTAGCGATTTAAAAGCTAATGGACACATACAAATTAACTTAAAGGGGGTACGTAAAATATACATATCAGCTCCAAGAAAAG